TTGGCAATCCCTGGGAGTGTGAGAACTTCTTTCGTAAGTACGTAGCTGAAGGTGATCTACCAAGAGACCCTAATGATCTGTCTAAGGGATACATACGAAAGATCATTCAGATCAAAGGAGAAGACTCTCCTAACGTACGACTTGGGCTAGCTCAGGAAGCTCAAGGAATTGAACCTACTAATGAGGCTCTAGTGCCAGGTGTACTCGACCATAATACGTACAAGCTTCGTAGACGTCTCTGGAATAAGATAAAGCAGACAATTGGGATCGATGCTGAGTTCTATGAAGGAGCTGAACTCAAGATGTTTCCAATATCCTGGTTGCTACTTGCTAACCAGCAGTTTGAGAAACTCAAGAGGTTTGGAAGAAGAGGTAAGGCAATCGGTATTGACCCAGCTGAAGGAGGAGACAATACTGCCTGGGCTGTTATCGATGAGAAGGGAGTTATCAAGCTAGTAACTCGCCAGACGCCTAACACAACAGATATCGTCAAAGAGACCATTGCATTGATGAGGGAGTATCATGTACCAGCTAGCAAGGTATGCTTTGATATTGGGGGAGGAGGAAAGCAGCACGCTGACTATATGATCGCTCAGGGATTTAGAGTACACACAGTGGCCTTTGGAGAGTCTGTAAAGTTGGAGAAAGTCAGGGGAATGACAACGTTTACTGATAAACTCAATACTGAAGGAGAGAAGCAAGCTTACAAGAATCGTAGAGTTCAGATGTACCATCACTTGAAGCAATTGATGGACCCTGACCTCAACGGAGAAGGTAGGAACTACAAAGGGTTTGCTTTACCTTCTGACCAAAGACTTAGAAATGGTCTCAAGGTTCTCCCTGTACAACTTGATTCTGAAGGAGTGTATAAACTACCTCCCAAACGTAGAGGGCCAGGAGTCCCAAAGGATGTTGTAACTATTGAAGAGATGCTAGGGCATTCACCCGACGAAGCCGATGCTGTTGTTGTAGCCTTGCATGCCTTAACTAGGAAAGACGTGCGGAGCAAAGCAGGAGCTTAGTTATGGAGAGCTATGAAAGTGTTCCGATTGAGTTCGAAGCTATTCCTGAGTTTTTCTCATCTAAGGACATTCTTGATCTAGCAGCTGAGCGAGGTATATCAGCTGATAATCTGGATGTAGGTACTATGCTTGAGTGTAGGTTCATAGTGAAGATTGGAGATGATCTGTACATCAACTTAGGTAGGCTGGAGATGGACTATGGGACCTGACCCTGAGCTAGTAGGCTTCAAAGTTGAGTTTGACTGGAAGGCCTACTATTACTCATTTGTAGAGAAGCATGGAGAGCCTGTAGAGTTTCGAGGTAAGCTTCTATTCCGTGATGGATGGACGTATGCCCCGGACTACAAAGGTCCAGAATGGGCTCCTCCTAACGATCTAAAAGAGCTACGAAAGGTTCAGACCTATTACTGGGAGACTCGAATAGCTATCCTAGAAGAGCTGTTAAAGCAGGTGCAGAGAGTAAGCGAAAACCTGATCCAGACGCAGGGTAACAGAAGTTGTCAACTATTGCTGAAGACGAATACAAACCAGTCAGTACAAGTGATTGGGGGAATGTACGATGACAGGATAGAATATCTCTGTGGTGAGATTGAGTTCGCTGAGGTACAAATAGCTAACATCAAGAGTGGTACTCTTGCTATAAGGACAGGATAACGAACCCTAGTCGCTGATCACAGGGCAATGTGCAAAAGCCGGGATAACAGCGTATGAGACCTATAAAGGCTTCGCGGCACTACCGGGACGGCTTGTGATTCAGTGACTTAATATTCAAATGGTAGAATACTATTCGGAAAACCAATTAAGGAGATTACTGATATGGACAATAATGGAGGATTCCCCGATGCTATGGAGCAGATGCAGGCTCGTAGGTTTGACAGGTTCATGTCAGACATTACGACCAATGCAGTTCGCTCGTTGAGAGTGATGACTGGTCAAGCGGATGATGAGCGACGCAACATTAACGATGAGTGTGGATATCCTGAGGACATATCATCAATAACTCCTACAGCCTATAGGGACATGTACCGCCAGTTCTCTATTGCTAATAGAGTCGTGTCCTTGATGCCTCAGCAGTGCTGGCAGGTTTTTCCTACAGTATTTGAAGCCGAGAGTCCTACTGTATTGACTGAGTTTGAGAAATCCTGGAATGAGGTATCCTCAGACTTACAAGGAGAATCGTGGGCTAATCGCTCTGAGAATCCTTCGATCTGGCAGTACATTAAGAGAGCTGATCGTCTGAGCGGTATTGGCCATTTCGGAATTATCCTCTTAGGCATTGACGACGACAAAGATTTGAGAGAGCCTGTTGATGGTCTAGTCGAGGAAGGTTCTGTGGCATCAGAGATAGGAGAAAATGACGATGGCAATCCTATTTTTACCAATGTAAGAGTAGCACACTACAAGATTACTCCCAACAACATTGTATCTAACGCTGCAGAGATAAAACGCAAACTTGTCTACCTGAAGATATTTGATGAAGCTGACGTAGACGTCCAGGAGTTTGAGGGAAATGTCAATAGCCCTAGATTTGGTCAGCCGATTAGATACTCCATAACGTTCAATTCGGAGTCGCATCACAGTGGCCTGAATATGCCTACAGCTACCCACGATGTCCACTGGTCAAGAGTCATTCACATTACTGATGATCCAGATGGAGATGACGTATTCGTACCTCCAAGACTCAGAGCAGTCTGGCCCCATGTACTTGACCTACGTAAAGTCTATGGTGGTGACGCTGAGGGATACTGGAAAAACGTTGATGGTATGATTTCACTTGAGACGCATCCCCAGCTGGGAGGAGACGTAGTTGTAGACGACGATGCTCTCAAGGATATGATGGAAGAGAGCATGAATGGGATGCAGAAATGGTGGCGGCTGATCGGCATGCATGCTAACCGTCTTGCTCCAAGTATCAGTGATCCTACTCCCCATATTGAAATAGCCACGACTGCTATCTGCATTCAGCTTGGGTGCCCCAAGCGTATATTCATGGGTAGTGAAAGGGGAGAGCTAGCTTCCGGTCAGGATGGCAAGCACTGGAATGAAGCTAAACAGGCGAGACGCCAGAATATCATCACTCCAAGAATGATCTATCCCTTCATTGATAGGCTGATTCTCCTAGGACTTCTCCCTGAACCAAAGGCTGGCTATAACGCTGTGTGGCCTGAGATTGATACTCTTTCCCCAGAGGAGAAGGCGGACGTTGCTAAGAAGCTAACAGAAGCCCTTGCTTTGTATACTAGGGGCGATGTAGAGACCGTGATGGAACTGGTAGACTATCTAGTTCGCATTATCGGTATGACAGAAGAGGCTGCCCAGGCTGTAGCGAAGAATGCTGTCTCCAACATTGAAGAACCTTTCTCTATGGAGGGCAATGCTAATGCCGTGGAAGATGATTAGCGGGAGGCCCCAATGGAATCCCAATGCTAAAGAGATAGCAGAAGCCTGTGCCTTGATTCAGGAGGATTGGAGTGAGTCTCAAAGACTAAAACATCAGTGTGCTACAAGACCTGAGCGTGAGTCTCATCACCCTCATGATCCTTTTCCCTCCATCACTAGTGCCGTAGCAAAAGATGGAAGAATCGGACATGACCACCTGAGCTACTAACAACATAAATGGAATCTAGTGATGGTAACTCCAACTCAGCTTGATCCTACTAGAACGATCACTCTACAAAAGAAGTTGCTAAGGGTGATGTTACGTAGGTTGCGTATCTTAAAGTGGGACATTGTAGACCTAGTTGTCACTGAAGATGCCTTTGGACTCAAGAAAGGATTTCCCAATGAGCTTGTTTCATCATTTGCTAAAAGCTTTGACAATGGAGGGGTTACTAACCTCAAGTATCGCGAGTTTAGTTTGAATACTAGATGGGCATTTAGGGAGAATGCAGAGAAGGTTGAAGAATTCCGTAAGTGGTTAGCCGCCCAACTCCAGTTCAGGCTTATGGGAGCAACCGCGGAGCAGATTGAGAGAGCTTTCTGGCACCAGTACATCCAGGAGGGATTCCTCAAAGGGGCTGGGAGAGCTTTTGAATCTGTGCGGGGTAAGCCTGTTCTGGATGGGCGTCTTGATTTCTATGAAGGAAGTAAGGCTGAGTTTCTTAGAGAATCATTTGCTAATCCTCAGACAATAGACAAAGTCAAGATGTTGTCGGGTAGGGTCTTTACAGAATTGAAGGGTGTGACTGATGCTATGGCAGTTCAGATGCAGAGAACTCTTGTCGATGGATTCGTACAGGGTAAAGGACCTAGGGCAATTGCTAAGGACCTGACTAGGGCTGTTCAGGATATAGGATACAAAAGGGCTACAGTAATTGCTAGGACTGAAATTGTAAGAACGTACAATGAAGGTCAGTTGAATTCCTTAGAGAGACTGGGCGTAGAAGAGGTTGGAGTAGCTCCTGAGTGGTCTACAGCTAAGGATGGAAGGGTATGCCCTTTATGTAGGCCTATGGAGGGGGTAGTCTTCAAGATCAAAGAAGCTCGTGGAATGCTACCGAGACA